CAAAGTTCGACGGTCTGGTTGAGTCAGCCGCCAAACTCAATGAGGTGCTCGCCAAGCTGGGTGACACGATGGCTGCTATCCCCGGAGGTGACGATGTCCAGTGACCGCCTCGACCAACAACTCACCGAGTGCCGCCGTATCTCCATACTGGAGGCACGTCGGCGTGGTCTATCAGCCGATGACGCGGACGACCTCGCACAAGAAATCTGCCTCAAGCTATGGGCAATCTTGTCAACGCCGGAAGACCCAAGCAAACCGGGAAAGCGGCCCAAGCACATCCCAGCCTGGACACGCACAGCAACGGCTAATCTCATCATCGATACCCATCGCAGGGAGCGTGCTGCGAAGTATGGTGGTGGACTGCTCGAATCGCTGAGTGGGTACGATGACGAACTCAGTCGGGTCACATAACCCATTTTTCGTCTTACATAGTAGAGGGCAATAACCGGTGCCTCACTCGCGGTGGTCGAAGCGACTCTCAGTTGCTCCCACCGCACCCTCGCCACACACATTGGAGTCTTCATGCACATCGCAATCGTCGCAGTCATTATCCTCGTCGCCATCGTCCTCGTTGTGGTCGATCACAAGCGCCTTAAGCAGGCGACCACATCCGTTGCAGCCGATGCAACCAACGCCATCGCCAGCGTTGATCACGGCGTCGTGGTTGTCGCCGAAGATGCAGCCAAGGAAGTCGAGAAAGTCTGATGCTCGACCGAATCATCAAGTCATTCAGCTCGATCCCGGAACACCTCATCGCGCTGGGTATGATTGTCATCGGATCGATCATAGCAATCATCCCACACGTGCCGCACGCATACGACACAGGCACCGCGCTCGCTGCCTCAGGGCTAACTATGTACAAGGGTAGACCTCCTGCCGAGTAGACCAAAGCGGCCATGCCTCAAGCCTGGCTGCGCTGCACTGGTTGATTCAGGATTTTGCGAGGATCACCGCAAACCTGAACAGCAGCAGCGCGAACGTTGGCGAGGTTCGGCGGCGAGTCGTGGATACGATTCAGCGTGGCAACGGGTGCGGCTACAGGTATTGAAGCGTGATTCCTATCTTTGTCAACAGTGTCTGTCCAAAGGCAGGCCTACGCCCGCCAAATCAGTCCATCACCGAATCAAACTGACCAAGGCACCACATCTTAGACTCGATCCAGATTGGTTAGTCAGTGTTTGCGGTCCATGCCACGAAGAGCTTGAGAAGACTGCTTAGATATCTGTGCGGTCATAGACTCGCTCGAAAATAAATCTCCCGATTGATTCAGATTGTGACCAGTGTGGTTACATTCATGCAGGGGTATGGGGGTCAAATCCTTCGCAATCAAAGGCATACGGAGACCTGACCCCGGTCGAATTTTCACGACCGCGAAATGAAGGGTGGGGGTATAAGGATCAACCAATTTCATGGCCGGACGTAAACCCAAACCTACACAGCTCAAGGAACTCAACGGCAACCCGGGCAAGCGACCGCTTAACCGCAACGAGCCAAAATTCTCTGGCACACCCACTTGCCCGAAGCATCTCGACAAAGTTGCCCGGGCTGAGTGGAAGCGACTATCTGCCGAACTTACCGCGAATGGCTTACTCACAACTGTTGACCGTGCTGCTCTCGCCGGGTACTGCTCGGCTTGGGCCCGTTGGGTAGCAGCCGAGCTGAAGATTCAGACCGACGGCACCGTCATCAACTCGCCGAAGTCTGGGTACCCGATTCAAAACCCCCATGTGGGCATCGCCAACACCGCGCTCGACCAGATGCGTAAATTCGCCGTGGAGTTTGGCATGACACCATCCAGCAGATCACGGATCAATGTCGCCGACGCGCCGACGAGTGGCGACCCGTTCGCGGAGTTCATGGCCTCCATTGGTGGCGCGGATGAGATCGATGTAACCACAGATGCAGACGCCCCGACGACAGTACGCGCAACGAGCACATGATTATTGCCGCCGTGTAGTCTCCGGTGAGCAGATCGCATCGAAGTGGGTCAAACTTGCCTGTGAGCGTCACCGCGATGACCTTAAGCGCACCTATTCCCGGTGGCACTTTGATACAGACATCGCTAACCGCGTATGTGCTTTCATCGAATCGCACAATTTGCAGTCCGGCGATCCGTTCGTGTTGCAAGACTTCCAAGTTTGGCTTGTCACGTCACTAACAGCGTGGATCGACGAGGTAGGCACGCGGAAGTACATCGAAGCCCTGATCGTCATCGCCAAAGGCAACGGAAAATCGCCACTTTTTGGATGTTTGGCGCTATGGTTCGCATTTTTCAGCGGAGTACGTAACGCCGAAGTGTACTGTGGGGCGACATCGCTCAATCAGGCTCTCGAAGTCTTTACCCCTGCATTGAGCTTCGTTGAAAGTCGCGCCGCAGCATACGCAAAACTAGGCGTCACCGCGCAAAAGAAGTCCATTTTCTCGCGCTCTGGTGCACGGTTCCAGCCGGTAATTGGACGCGGCAAGCACGGGCCGAAGCCGCTGCTTGCGATCCTCGACGAGCTGCATCAAGCGGTCACGTCTGACCTATACGGGACGCTAAAAACTGGCTGCAACAAGACGCCGAACTCGCTCCTGCTGACGATCTCGACCGCCGGTGTCTCATCGACCGAGAGTACCTGCTATCAGTTACAGCTCAGAGCGCAAAAAGCTCTGGATGGCTCACTCCCCGATGAGCGGTTGTTCGCCGCGATCTATGCAGCAGATGAAACCGTCGAATGGACCTCGGAAGAAGCCCTGCTCATGGCTAACCCGAATCTGGGTATCAGCAATGACGCAGAGAAGATCCGGCTCGCCATCCAGCAAGCGATGCGTAGCCCGGCAGAAGCCAACAATGTTAAGGCCATGCACCTGAACATCTGGTCGACCGCCGCGTCCACCTGGGTGAACCTTCCAGCGCTCAAGGCGTGTGTTGATACATCACTCACCCTCGATCAGTTCAATGAAGACCCCTGCTGGCTCGCACTGGACACTGCAAGTCATATCGACCTTGCCTCGATGGTCTTATTGTTCCAGCGCATCATCGATGGAGAAAAGCACTACTACGCATTTTCGAAGAATTAATCGCCTGAGGCGCAGGTTAATCTTCCGGAAAACTCGCACTACCAAAAATGGGCCGCACAAGGCCACTTGACGGCCACGCATGGCGCATCGATAGAGTTCGCCCGCATCGAAGCAGATGCACTCGAATGGCTTGGCCGCTATCGGGTGCAGGCAGTATGTTTCGACGGGTCACATGGCGGCCTCGGCCTCGTCCAGCGCCTGAATGAAGCGACTGGCGTCACTCAGATTGCCACGCCTCAGCGGATCATGACCATCTCTCCCGCGATGCGTGAGTTTCAGGCGGCGGTCGGTGATGGACGATTCCACTACGACGGGGACCCCATTGCAACCTGGTGCTTTTCCAACATCGTGACCAGCCTCACCGTCAACGAACTCTTCCGGATGCCCGAAAAAGAGCGGCCCGAAAACAAGATCGATACGGCTATGGCTACATTTTTCGCTCTATCGCAAGCCGTGCTGGAGCCTGTCAAGGAAGAAACAACCTGGGCGTTTGAGCCCTTTTTGATGTAAAAACGATGGAAATTCTCTCCTCAATCCGCGCTCTCACAGAGCCAGAAGCCGATGGCGGTTTAACGTCGCTTGAACTCCGCGACTCGACGCCCTCGCTCCTGCTTAATGGACGGCAGGCATTCTCGCTGCTCATGGGGGGAGAACCAACGGCCTCGGGAGAGTCCATCACGGAGACGACCTCTCTAAAGATCAGTTGGGTCTATTCCGCCGTCCGGGTCATCGCAGAAACCGCTGGCTCACTGCCCATCAGAATTTACGAGAAGACGGATGAAGGTGAGACCGAGGCCTTCGAGCACTCACTTTCCTACTCTCTGTTGAATGAGCCGAACCCCGATATGTCGGGACCGGTTATGGTCGAGACATTGGTGGGCTGCCTCGCCCTAACAGGAAACTGCTACGCCGAGATTTTGCGGGATAAGCGGAAAAACGTCATTGGCCTCTATCCTCTGAACCCGCTCCAGACCGAGCCGCAGCGGAGCGATAAAGGTCAGCTCGAATACAAAACGTATTCTGGCCAGGACGCCAGCGCCTCGCGCATCATCGCGGCGAAGGACATGATCCATGTGCCGCTCTGGGGATGGAACGGCCTTCGTGGCCTGTCTCCGATTCAGCAACAGGCACAGGCGCTGGGCTTCGCGCAAGCGACGCTCAAGCAGGGCGCACGCTTTATCGGTAACGGCTTCTCGCCCAAAGGAATCGTCTCCCCGTCCGGCGCACTCTCACCGGAGCAGGCCGCACAGCTTAAATCAACGCTGGAGGCGCAAGGCACCGGGAACAATCAGGGCAGACTCGCCGTATTCCCCGCGCCGATGAGCTACATCCAGCTCGGTCTCTCGATGGCCGACGCGGCGTTCCTCGAATCTCGCGCGTTCTCTCGCAATGAAATCGCGGCGATCTTCCGGCTCGACCCACACCATCTCGGAGACACCACCCGGCAGAGCAATTCAAATGCGGAGCAGGCCACGCTGACGCTCATGCAAGACACGATGGCTCCGTACTTGGCCAAGCTCGCCACGGAACTCAATCGCAAGCTCCTGCCGATGGTGGCACGTAAACGGTCGAGCTATGTGATCCGCTTCGACCTTACCGAAAGACTGAGAGCGGACCTCAAGACGACGCTCGAAACGCTCGCATTGGCGCGGCAGTGGTCGATCATGACCATCGACGAGGCCCGCAAACATCTCGGCTTGAATCCCCTTGGCGGACAACTGGGTAACTCACTCATGTCGCCGGTCAACATGATGGATTCGGCAAAGTGGCTGACATGGACGCCCGCGACCAAAGGAAAACCAAAAAATGAATAAAGAACTTCGCTCTTACCGCAGCGAGATCCGCGTAGCTAAGGCTGAAGACGGCACCCGCACGGTCTCTGGCCTGATCCCATACAACTCACTCTCCGTCGATATGTGGGGATTCCAGGAGCTGATCGCTCCCGGCGCATTCGCATCTGCTCTCGGCGCTGACGCTGATGTGCTCGCCCTCCGCGACCATGATCCTAAGCTGTTGCTCGGGCGCACAAAGTCGCAGACACTCCAGCTTAACGACTCGCCAGAAGGTCTGCGCTACACGCTCACCCTGCCCAACACGACAGCAGGTAACGATCTGGCCGAGTCCATCGACCGTGGCGACCTCGACACCACGAGCTTCGGATTCGGCTGCGACGAAGATTCCTGGGCGGCGGCTGACGACGGCACGGTGATTCGGACACTCAAGCAGGTGACGCTCTTTGAGGTCTCTCCCTGCTCATTCGCCGCGTATCCAGACTCGCAGGTAACTGTTCGCTCCATCCCCGACCACATCAAGGCGGAGATTGAGCAGCGTAGCGCATCGGCCAAGGCACCGGCCATCGACAGCGAGCTGGAGACGCTTCGTGCTCGCCTTTCCCTGCGGCAGCGCATCAAGTAACCACATCTGATACATACTCGACGCGCCACCAAAGCCGTGACGCTCGGCAACCTCAACCCAACCCCCAAGGATTCCATCATGAACCTGATTGACCAGCGCGAAAAGCGCAACCGCCTCATGCATGAGGCAACGGCCATCCTCCAGGCCGCCGAAGTCACGGCTGAACAGCGCACCAAGGCACATAGCATTCTCGCCGATGTTGACGCACTCGATGTTGATATTGCAGCCTCCGAGCGCATCGCTGCGTTTGAGGCCGAGCAGCGCAGCAACGTGCAGAATCTGCCCAACCCCAGTTCCGCCGAAGAGCGCACCCGCGAAGAGCGCAGCGCGATGGCTCACTTCGTCCGCACCGGTGAGAAGCGCGACATCCTGACCTCTGGCACGACCGGCGGCGCGATCATCCCGCAGGCGTTCGCACCTGAAATTGTTCAGGCGCAGAAGGCGTGGGGCGGTCTGTACAACATCGTCAAGCTGTGGAACACCGAAAACGGCGCTCCGATGAAGACCAGTCTCGTCAACGCGACCGGCACCCTGATGGCTCCTACCGCAGAGGGTACGACTCCCGGCAACGCCGATCCGACCGCGACATCGATCATCATCAACACGGAAGACGTGGAAGGTCTCATCAAGGTATCGCTCGATGAACTGCAGGACAGCGCGTTCGACCTCGATTCGTTCCTGCGCGACGTGTTCGGCCAGGGCTACTTCCGTTCCATGTCGGCGCTGTTGGTCACCGGTTCCACCTCGGGCAACATCGGCTCGGTGGTCACGCCCTACGCGACCAACAAGGTCACGTCTGCGGCTGTCGGCACCGTCGCCTACGCGGATCTCGCCGCTACCTACGGTCTGCTCGATCCCGCGTACGAGCAGAACTCGACCTGGGTCATGAACTCGACGACTCGTGCGGCGCTGATTGGCGTCACCGATACACTCGGTCGTCCGCTGTTCATCCCATCGCCGAATGCAGGCGCGTTTGACTCGCTGCTTGGTCGCCCTCTGGTGTTGTCCCAGGCTCATGCAAATGTGGCTACCGGCAATACGCCGATCCAGTTGGGGGATTTCCAGTCCGGCTATAAGCTGCGTGTCGTGAAGCCCGGCCTGACGCTGGTTCGCATCAATGGCGACCTCACTTACCCCGGCATGGTCGGCTTCTATGCCCGTGCTCGGGTCGGCGGAGCCGCGACCAACGCTGGCACTCCTGCAATCGTCAACCTCGCAGTCAAGTAAGCAGCCGCTTCATCGGAGGCCTGGCCTATATAAGTCGGGCCTCCTGTGAAGCACAAGGACACGCATGAAGATCCGCATCACCACTCCGCACATCACTGCCAATGGTGCAGTCGCCCCGGGCACCGTCCTCGACCTCGACGACGAGACCGCTATCGACTACCTCAACGCCAGGCTCGCCATAGCTCACAAGGACGACGAGACCGAAACCGCCACAGCCAAGAAGACCAAAGAGACCGCCACCGCCAAGTGAGCTATGGAATCCAACTCGTCACGTCTCCGACATCGGAGCCGGTGTCACTCGCAGAGGCAAAGCTGCATCTGCGCGTGGACTACGACATGGACGACTCGCTCATTCAGGGACTCATCTACGCGGCCCGCGAGGTAGTCGAAGGCAAGCTGCGGCGCTCCGTCTTTTCCCAGACGTGGCAGATGACACTCGACCAGTTTCCGTATCCGGTGGATGTGCTCACGGTCACGCCCTCACAGCGAGACGGTTATCTCTTCCCGTCGCTCTACTACAGCTACTACGCCATCGAGTTACCGCGTACTAAGGTTGTCTCTGTCACATCGATCACGTTTCAGACCATCGACGGCGAGACGGTTACGCTCGATCCATCGATCTATGCGGTCGATGTTAACGCGGAGCCCGCCCGTATCGTGCCGAAGAATGGCGCAACGTGGCCATACGTCGATAATTTCCTGCCCGGCTCCATCGTTGTCACCTTCGTCGCCGGTCAGTGGGATGCGAACAGCGTCCCGGCATCGATCAAACAGGCGACGTTGCTGCTCATCGGGACGTGGTATGCCCACCGCGAGTCTGTCTCGGAGCTGAATCTGAAGATTGTGCCGATGGCGGTGGACTCTCTGCTCGAACGGTGGACCTACTATGGCACTTAAGGCGGGTCAACTCAATCGCCGCATCCAAATCCAGTCGCAGAGCACATCGCAGGATAGCTTCGGCCAGCCTGTGACCACATGGACAACAGTGCTCTGTACCTGGGCACGCATCGACATCCAGCAGTCAGCACTCATTTACTCGACGGCAGAGTTCATGTCGAAGGTCACTTACCGGATAACCATCCGGTGGCAGCCCACCGTAGTCATCGCAGCCAACCAGCGCGTCGTCTACAAAGATGCAATAACGACGCACACCTACGAGATTCAGGCCGTGCTGAACACGAAGGCCGCGAATAAAGAGATCGTCCTCATGGCCTATGAGTTGGGAGGTTCGGCGTAATGATCGAATCGACTCTCTTCTCCATCCTCTCGTCGGCTCCAGCGATTACCGCCATCACCTCCACACGCATCTACCCGCTTGTCCTACCAGACGAATGTACGTTGCCTGCAATCGACTACTCCATCGTCGGAGGCGCGGCTAAGTCCACACAAGATACTCGCGGCACTATCCGGCTGCGGTGGGAAGTGAATTGCTGGGGAGCCTCATACGGCGATGCCGTCACGCTTCGCAATGCTGTTGTGCAGTCACTCGACAATTACGTCGGGCAGGGCATTCACATTCAGTTTCTGATGCCGCAGGACATCTTTGATCATGAACTCCTTCAATACCGCGCCATCGCTGAGTTCTATGTTTACGCCTCGGTCTAAATAGACCACCACCATTAGCAATCCCGCAGTATCCCCACTTCATCACAGGAGCACCACCCCCATGCCTACATTTACTCCCGTTCCCTCCAAAGCCCAGGTATTGGGCGCTGGCTGTATCCTCTCGATCCTCGGCAAGACTGGCGTCACGCCAGCAGGAACCGCCGTGCCCATTGGCGAACTCTCCGACTACAAGTTCGACGGATTTAAGCGCAGCACGACAACGAACACAAATTTCGATAGCGGAAATACCGAGCAGAATCTCGGCACGATCCTTAGCTACGGAACTCTGACCGGCACCTATAACCGCGTATCAAACAATGCCGGGCAGCTGGCTCTGCTCGCGGCTCTTCAGGACGGCGCTTCATACGACTTCACGCTCGTCCTTGAGCCGAACATCCTCATCGATCAGACGACCGGTGATAGCTATGCTATTTCTGGAATTGTCACTGCGGCTGGTGCGTTCGATTTAAGCCAAACCAAAGTTAGCCAGGCGACGTTCACGATCACTCTGAATGTCGTCACCTTCACCGCTGGAACTGTCTCGGGCAGCTAATCACCCCCATCATATAGGGCTGCTCTTCGGGGCAGCCCTCTCTATATAGATAAGGACTCATCGCATCATGGCAAAGCCGCTCAAGATTTCAAACCATCCTGAACTGGACCCCACGCTACCTAAGATTGAGCTGAAGCTCGGCAAGCAGACTTATCTGCTCTGCTTCACCTTCAAGGCGCTGGCCGTCGCGCAGAAGAATCTGCGTGACATTGGCGTTCAGGTCAATCTGCTTCATGCGCTCGATCTGTCCAACATGGACGCGGAGAAGCTGGTCCCGTTGCTCTACGCGGCTCTCATCACGCACCAGCCGACGATCACTCCGACGGAAGTAGTTGGACTCGTAACATTCAGGAACTTGGGCAGCATCTTCGAGAAGCTCGCCGAGGCCTACGGCGCATCATTGGCCGAGCCATCGGATGAGGACGCGAAATCGGACCCCGACAAGGCGGAGTAGCCCCGCCCTCTGCCGATACTCTCTGGCTACACTTCTGGGCGGTTGCGCGAGACGACCTGCATCTCTCAGCGAATGAGTTTTACGACCTGACACCCAGACAACTCGACGCTCTCCTTAAACGTCGACGGATCGAGATTGAATCGCGAGAACTCCTGTTCGGCCAGCTCACATCATGGGTCGCAAACACCGGATTCCGCACGGTCGAGAAGCAAACCACGGCGGCCGACTTTATGCCATCGCAGTGGGCGAAGAAGTCCAAGCAGGTCAAGCCAGCGCCGAAAACGCGCATGACCAAAAAGAAGCGCATGGCTATCTGGCAGTCACTCCGCGACAACCTCGCACCCATCGCAAGGAAGGCATAGATGGCTGACGGATTCACCATCGAGATAAAAGGGCTGGCCGAATTGCAGGCCAAGCTCGAAGACCTCGGCACCAAGGCCGCCGACCGCGCATGGCGTAAAGCACTCCGCGCCGGTGCCGAGATTGAGCAGGCTGCCATCATCGAGCGTGCGCCGGTCAAAGGCGAACTGGATGACGGCCACGGTGGCGTATTGCCTCCCGGCGCAATCAAGGCCGACATCGTCATAAAAATGAAGCGCGACGATCAGGGAAATCCCATTGCTGTCGTTGGCCCCGATGAATACACCCGGCGCATCGCTGGTTTTGTCGAGTATGGCCACAGACTTGTACGCGGCGGCTATAACAAAGAGCTTGCCAATGGTAAGACTCGCGGCCCCGGCAAGGTAGTAGGACAGGTGGACGAGCACCCATTTATTCGCAAGGCGTATGAGGCTACCCGCGAGGAGGTGGCTACGGCCATCGCCGAAACCTTGGCAGCTGAGATCGAAAAAGAAGCCTCAAAGTAGCTCCTCACATTCAGGCCGTGACACAACCGGCCATTAAGGAACACCCATGTCCAACGTAGCTGGCCGCGTAGACGTAGTCCTCGGCGCAAACAATGTCGGCTTTACGGAGGCCATGAAGAAGGCCCAAAAGGATCTGGACGACTTCGCCGGGAAGAGCAAGACCGCTGGCCATGCGTCAGTAAACTCCACCCAAGCAGCGTCTGCCGCTCTGCGTGTCATGCAAGGCGACATGACGAATAATATCCGTGCGGTGGAGCGCTTCGTGGGTGCTATCCCCGGTGTCGGTTCGGCCCTCAAGATCGCATTCCCCCTGGTGGGCGGCATCGCGTTCGCATCCCTCATCGTAAACATGGGAATGAAGGTCGCGGCCTTCATCAAGACCGTCGATGAGATGCCACAGGTTATCCAGAAGGGATTCCAGTCCCTCGCCCTGTCGCAGAAGACTGCCAACGACGAACTGGATGTCACCAACGACAAACTTCAGAACTCCATCGACAAGCTCGAACACAAGCCAACCGATGGCCTCAAGCTGGGTATGGATGAGGCGAAGACCTCAGCCGACCATCTCGCCGAGTCGATCACCGGCGCAAGCGATAAGCTCGATCAACTCCTATCGAAGAATCACATCACCGGGATGCAGGCGCTCTGGGGCATGTGGGGCACGGTATCGACCGCTGGCGTCGAAGGCACCGCCAAGTATTTCAATCAGAAGATCAGCACGGCATCCAGCGCCTACGCGAATGATCCCTCGGATAAGAATCATGCAGCGATGGTCGCCGCGATCAACGATGCGCTCAAGGAGGCCCGCGCCACAGCAGCGAAAGAGACTGCCAAACGAGATGCTCCCGCATCATGGGCAGAGCGATTCGCTGGCCCAGCTTTGGGACTATCCGGTCCACTATCTCTGCGGCCCGATAACAGTAATGTCCTGTATGACGCGCAGGGTGCGGCGAACTATTACCAGGGGATGCTGCGGACAGATAAGTCGACAACGACCAATCAGGCGCTCACGAAGCAGCAAGCAGCCGACCAAGCCAAGAAAGAAGCTGCTGACTTAGCCAAGCAGCAGACTGAAGCTGCCAAGGCCGCCGCCACCGCTCGTGTGGCAGCGATGCAGACCGCTCTGGACGCAATGAAGCTCCAGTACGGGATGTCCATCAAGGCCGTCTACGACTACTGGGACGGAATGAAGGCCGGTG